TTGGTGTAAATGCTACTGAACCTTTTGTAATAGAATAAGAACTAGAACCATCAAAGGTAATATTATCTAGTACCTCTATGTTTGATATTTTATCTAATCCTCTGCCAAGATAAGCCATTACTCTGTACCCCCATTATCTATTATTTCGTTACCTTCTATTGAAGACCATTCTTGAATTGCTTGGTAATCTGTGTTTGCTTCGTCTAGTGGTACGAATTTTACTGTGCTGTCTGAATATGTAACTTTGTAAGTATTAGTAAAACTAACAACTGGAACTGTTTCATATATTTTTTCTACTGCACTAATCATAATTATAACTCCGCCTCTAAAAGTATTGAACAAGCACCATTAGAATAAAGCCAAGATACACCTGTACTTGTTAATCCTGAATAAGATAGACCTCTATGTCTAAAACTACCATTAGATATTGGACTTGCACTATTTGAACCAATTGTTGATGGATAATTACCAGATGCTGAAAGGTAAGAAATTTGACCACTGCCTTGACCTGTTGCTGGTAAAGTAACTGTTGGAGCAGTTCTCATTTTATTAAATGTATTAATGCCAGCCGCTGAGTTTGCACTATAACTATTTCCAACACCTAATATTGTTTGAAATTCTAAAGTTTGATAGTATCTTTCGCATCTTTTTAAATTAACATCATAAGGCAAGAACTCAAAATCAGATGCAGTTCCAGCTTCTAATTGTACGCCTGTGATGTACCATTCGTTTGATGTGCTATCTGCAAGGTTGACATTTCCTACTGCTCTGTTTGCATTTGTTATACTTTCCCAAGATGTTGCTAAAGTACCAGATGTAAAATTAGTTCCAGCACCTAACCAAAATTGCAAAGCAAAACTATTATTATTATCATTGTCAAGTGTTCCTGTTGTATCTCCAGCGTAAGTAATAGTTTTCTTTTCCCAAGTATCAGCAGTATCTATTGTGTAAGATTTTGATATATTTCTACTATTATCATTATCTCTTAATTGAGTTATGTATGTGCCTGTTTTATTTGATTTAACCCAGAATGAAACTGTTAAACTTTCAGCAGAGGAAGTTCCTTTTTTAAGATATTGTAAATTTTGACCTTCCAACGGTTGTTGAAGAATTAAATAATCATTAGTAGCTGGTGAAGCATCAGCAGTCGTACAATCTAGTTTTAATGATTTTGCAAAACCTTGAGCAGATGGAACATCAGTATCTTGTGAAATTGTAAATGCACCCATGTTTTGATTTGCAAATGCAAATCTATCTACAGTATCGTAAGAACCAACACTACTTCCAGCACTTGCTTGTGAAGTTCCTCTTTGTGCTATGCTCATGTCACCATTGATGATGATGTTTCTAAAATTTTGTTGGCTTCCTGTAGATAGTTTTGGATTAGTTACAACTCCGTCAGCTATATCGTTAGTTTCTAAAACTGCATCTGCTGGTTTTGAACCTATATAACTCATTATGATACATCTGTTAAAAGTTGTAAATGAACATCAGCATGGCCAGAAGCATTATCTGATTGTGCTTGAATTTTGTCAGAAGTTTGTAAAACTATTTTAGGAAGTTCAATAGATGAGCCTGTAGGTAATGGAACATTTTCAAATATAAATTTTGAAGCATTTGCAGAAGAATCATATTTTTTTAAACTAACTAAAATTGAAGTTGTTGTTGTATTTGAAATAGTACCAGCAATAACAAGTGATTTATTACTTGCAGTATAAACATCTGTTAAAGTTGCGTCAGTTAAACTTATTTGTGCGTCATTAAAATTATTAGCCATATTTTATCCTTTTATCCTAAAGCGATTGCAAATGGAATAGCACTTGGGTCAGTTTCTGTAATAGAAACACCACTAGGAAGTGTTATTGCGTTAGTTGATGTATTTACTGAAAATAATGTTAGATCATCTGTTCCATCAAACAGTTTCATAGCGATAGTATCTGTTGCAGAATTATCTAGCCAAATAGTTCCAGCTACTGCTGAACTTGGTCTTGAAGCACCTAAGTGGCCTGTGTTTAATGCGTCTAAGCTACTGTTTAAAGTAGTTCTGAAAGTTGCGAATGTTTGGTTATCAACTGCTATCTGTGTTACTTGTGACATATTTTATCCTGTTCCTCTTGCTTGAAAATCAAAAGTTCTGTCTATACTTGTACCAGACGAATTAAAAAATTCAATAGTAAATCCTGTTGTACTTTTATTTGTAATTGTGAAAAAATCTCCTGTTGCCATGTTTTGACCACTAATTATTATTGCTGGATTTAATCTAAATGCACTTGAATATGTAATTGCTTTACCCCCTGTTCCACTAGATATATCTGCACCTGATTCTATCTTTTCTTTTAAACTAGCTGTAACAGAAAGTGTATTAACTAGAGTTCTTGAATCTTGATCAGCAGAAGTAAATAATGCCTTAAATTTAAAATATCGACCTGAAAACTCTCCTGTTGTAAAATTTTGAAAAGCACTAAAAGTAACATTATCATCACTTGTTGCTATTTGTAATATTGTATTACAATTTTGAACTGTCTTACCATCAAAAGGGTCTGGTGTTCCACTATCTATTAAAGTTGTACTATCTGGTCTTCCTGTGTCAATAAATTGTGCAACATCTTCTACAATTTGCAAAACATTAGATTCAAATTTAGCTTTAAATACTGCTGGTAGTGTAATTGTGTTTGTAAATTCATAAGTACCTGAACTTGGAACAGATGTTGTAGATACACCTAATGTTCCTGTTGCAGTTAAACCAAGATGATTAGCTGAATTTTTTGTAACTATTTCTAGGTTTGTTTTAGTACCAGAAAATGCTGTGTGTTCGTTAATAGTTGTTTCTATCGTATAATTAACTGTTTCTATATTTGAAACAATTAAAGTTTCTTTAAGTGATTGGTTTCCTCTCTTATCTTCTGCTTTAATTAAATAAGTACCTTTAGAAAAAGGAACTGTAACAGTTGTGGCTGGTCGTCCAATTTTATCTATTATATTTTTAGAATTAATCCATGTAGCCCCTGTGGTATTAGCATTATGTTTAATAACATAATATGATAAATCTAAATCTGTTACTGCGTCCCAACTTAATATTGCTTGATCGCCTACTACATTAATTGCAAAGTTTTGAACATTACTAGGTGGTGCAGATTGACCAACTACAGTATGAGTTTGTGTTATATATTCTGATCTTACACCAGCTGTATTTACATATCTAACTCTTACATAATACAAAGTATCATCTTTAACATTTAAGACTTCAAATCTTGATTGTTTGCCTGAACCTACTTCTGAATATAAAGAGCCATCTTCTGAAATTTCTACTTCAAAATAATCAAAAAATGCGTCTGGTGGGTCTAATTCTTCTCCACCACCCTCTCCACCTATAAATCCTAAAGATTGATCTAATGGAAATAAATCAATTAATAATTTAGTAATAATTACACCATCATTATATGCAACAATAGTATCTGATAAATACATAAAATTACTAACAGTTGTTAAATCTATTGTTGTAAATGGGTCTGGTAATGTTGTTGTAGGTGTTGAACTAATTACAGATTTAGAAGTCCATGAATAATGAGAGGCTTGATACTCAACTAAATTTAAACTTACTGTATAATCTTCATTAAATGTTATTGATAAGACTCTAAAGGCTTTATTAGAAAATCCTAAAGAACTATGTGTAATATTAACTAATTCTCCAACTAATAAATCATAAGCGTTAAAATCTACTGTTATTTGTAATACCAATGCCTCTCTTGATCTTCTTAATATAATTTCTGCCATTTCTTCTGCTTGATAAGGAGAAGTTAATGTAGGAAATTCAAAACGACCTTCTAATAAAATTCCACCATCTTCTGTTTTCATTGTTGCGTGTTGATCTGCACTTGGTAATCCAGAATCATCAATAGGTGGATATTGAATTTCATCTACTTGGAAATTTCTTGCTGGATTAATATAAGAAACAATAACTCTATTAAATTTAGAATTTTTATCTGGGCTTGATAATACATAACCATTAAAGATATTATCTTCTGTTAAAGTTATTGAAGCTGACCCTGTTGTTTCAATAATTAATTTATATTTACCTTGAGAGTATGGTAAAAAACCTCTGCAACCTTTAATAAGTTCTCTTAGATTATCAATTACTTTTCTTCCTGTATCTAATACACAGTTAGTATCAAATATATTAATATCACTACCACCTGAATATGGAGTAACTTGTGTTTCGCAAACAACCGAAGCATCATAAAAACTTTGTAAATCAATATCAGTTGTTGCTAAACCTTTTCCATATCTTGTGTTTCTTAAATAGTCTAAAATACAAAATGCTGGATTTGTTGAAAAAGTTTCTGATGATTCATTTAAATTAGAATCAAGTGTAACAACTTTTTTACCTTTAATTTTAACTTTGACTTGTGGAATACCACTAAATTTATTTTGATCCCACTTAAACCTAAAAGCTAAATAACAAACACCTCTTAATCTATGATTAGAACCCCAACCAGATACAGGAGTTAAAAGACTACTAGCAACTTGGTCATCTTTACCCATAAAGCATTGAACTAAAATATTAGTTCCATATTTTCCAGCAAGTGAATTTCTTGTTGTTCCGTGTGTTAAAGCACCTGACCAGCCAACAAGTGTATCGTCAACAAAAATTTGTTCTACAGAGTTTATTTCTCCCTCTGCTAAAGCAAGAGCCATGTATAAATAAGTATTTGAACTTCCAGAACTTTTTAGAAATACTCTTGTTCCACCGACCATTCTTTCGCCATAAACAACAGGAATAGATGCGTCATTAGATTGTTTATTAATTATAATGCCTTGTTCATAATTATCCATAGCTGATGAGCCAAACGAACCTACACTACCTGTGCCACCAGCATCAAATGATGGAAAAGATGGTGTAACCCATGACACAGCTTTTTGAACTACATTGACAGCAGTTTTAAAAACTTTTTTTACTCCTTTAGCTAAACCACTAATTGCTTTTTTTACAGACCTAAAAGGATTAAACCCACCCATTATAACCAACCTTTTTTTGTGGTTCTTGTAACAACTCGAACAATTTTATTATTTTTAATTCTTAACCAATTAATTTCTTTACCTATTCCAAATTTTTTAGTTAAAAATGATTTAGTCCATTTCATTATTTTATTAAGATTTGATTTACATATTGTTTCTATATGCCAAAGATGATTTCCAGAATTCCAATCTTTATTTTCTATAATTCCTGTATGTTTAAATTTCTTGTGTGCATTATCAGATAATAAAGCCCAATTTGTAAAACCTATTAATTCATTGTTATAATAATGTTTTTGATATTGGTTTAAATTAATACTTGGATTTAAATATTCAATTAATTGTTCATCAGCACAAACATTAAATTTATTATAATTTCTATATAATGAGATAATATCTTGCATTATTTTCTGCCCCATTTAATATCTTGAACCATCTCTGATGAATGATCAAAACCTACATCAGAACTAAAAAATCTTTGCTGTGATGTGTTATTAGTTTTACGACCAGACTTTTTTTCAAAATCTGCCCAATGAGATACTACTTTTAGATTAACTAAACTTTGGGTTTTGTTTTCATTTATATCAAAACCATCTATTGTGCCTTTGTATAAGATGATTGGGTCAGCTATAACTTGATTAGAATCATTTAATATTCCTCTATAAATGATAACACTATCGTTAATTACATTTTCATTTAGAACTACAGCTATATAGGTTGTATCAACACCAGATAAGGTAATGTTAATTGTACCTTTTGTAATATCAGTTTGTTCATCAAAACTAGATATATCTAATATAAAATCACTTGCAGAATATGTAACTGATGAGCCTGATATTGAAGAAGTTAAAGGAAAAGAACAATCAGTTATATTAACAGGAGTACTAAACCCAATATTAATAAGATGAACAGGCCTAATATCATTAGTCGCTAGTTGGTTCTTTACTGCTGTTGTTAGGCTTCTCGTCATATAGTTCGTAATTAGTTTGGGTTACACTTTCTGTACCTTTTAACATAGTATATTCAAATTTGCTATTGGGTTTCTTGTATTCTTTAAGATCGTTAATACTAGCATCTATTTGATCTTCATTAACAATAATTTCAGCAATAAAATCGGCAGTTATCTTATGGGTTATTTTATACTTTTTCATTAAAGTGCTTCTTCTACATCAATTTCAAATTGATATAAAGCATTTCCATCTTTATCTGCACCAACAACTCCAAATTCTTGAATATTATTTGTCATATAAACTGTAAAAGGAACATTGTCATAAGTTACAGCTTCATCATCTGCTAGACTAGATACTAAAGGTGGCTCAATGGTTACTGTTGCTGAATTAGAACTTGGTGTTACATCTGAAATTATCATATAGACTTTTGTTTGATTTGCAAATTTTATAAAATCTCCAGCTTTAAATACACCAGCTGTATTGTTTGCAAAGCCATTCATAACAATAGTTGTATCTCCAGCAGAGTGTGAACCATCTACTAATACAGTTCCTGTTTCACTTCCTCTAGCATTAGAAACTTCTGGTGGAATTATAGTAAAGTTTTCTTTGCTTGATCTTTGCTTCATTATAAAAGCCATAAGTTCTCCATAAACATCTGATCTTTTTGCAGTTATTATTTGTGCAGTAAATCCAAATCTTTGACCATCAATTTGTCTTGATAATTTTTTACCACTATCAGTTATTGAAACTAAAGTGTTTTGTGTACTTTTAATTCCTAATGTAGAAAACTTAGCAGTTGATATTGGAAAAGCACCTGACATTAAATTACACTTCCTCTACCTTGCTCATTTACAGCTTGATTAATTAATGCTGATATAGTTCCTCTTGATCTAAATAATAAATCTTCAAAGCCACTTGCATCAACTGTATTAATATTAAAATTAACTGTTGTACCATTTCCACCACCTGT